TCAGCCTTTATAAATGCTATTGTAGTGGGTTACATGCCTAATACTAAACAGTTCGTATTTGAGGGATTTTTGTGGTATTCAGCAGCAGTGCTAGGTGTCACAATTATAGAAAAATTTAAGAAAGATGAAAGACCAAAAGACACTAGAGAGGATTCAATTACTACATCCTAAACTAAGAGATGAGGCTGTACAGATCTATGATGAAATTTGTGCTGCTTTGACCGGCAAATCTATTTGTAGATTTACACATACGCTTAGAACATTTGCGGAGCAGGATGCTTTGTATGCTCAAGGTAGATCAAAGCCTGGGGCAATTGTTACAAAGGCCAGGGGCGGTCAATCTTATCATAATTATTCTTTGGCAATCGACATAGTATTGCTATTAGACAAAGACAACAATGGCACTTTTGAGACTGCTAGCTGGGATCAAAAGATTGATGCTGATGGAGATAAGCAAGCTGATTGGATGGAGATTGTAGGCATATTTAAAAGATATGGCTGGGAATGGGGCGGTGATTGGAGATTTAAGGATGATCCTCATTTTCAAAAAACATTCGGCAAATCAATTAATGAATTATTAGCACTACACAATTCAGGCAAAATAGATAAAAATGGATTTGTATTGATTTAGATACGGTTGACGGCTTTATAAATTTACTACCTATGAAAACAAACAGACCGAGGCTATCCGAAACGGAGTTCAATTGGTGGCAACTTAAAAAACTTACTGACAGGAATAGGTATTCTGTGCTGATCAAATCTGATGAGCATGGATGGCTAACTGATCAGACAGTTCAAAGGTGCATCAATAGAGTGCTACAAAATAATCACTTTGATGAGGTGGCATTATTGGGTGATCTCATGGATTTACCCTATGTCAGCAGGCACGAAAAGAAACTATTTGATGATGGCATCCTGGCTGGGTACAGCGAAATCAAAGAGGTAGAATATACAAAAGAGCAGATCCTCAATCCATTGAGATTATCTACTGATGCTAAAATAAGATTCATACCTGGCAATCATGATGAGAGGATCACTAAGCCCCACATGAATAGCAAAAGCCAGCTTGCAAGGCTTGCTGTATTATTCAAAGAATATAAGAGTACAGAGTTACAAAAGATCCTGTCATTTGATGATTATGGCATTGAGTGGGATGGGAAAGATTACATCAATTGGTTTGATGTTTTCACTGGGGTGCATGGGTTAAGCCTGTCTAAAAATGCAGGTGAGAAAAACATCTACGAATACATGGGTAGTGGTGCATCAGGCCACAGCCATAGACTTAACTATAAGCCTATTACAAATAGAAACAATCCGTATGTATGGATTGAGATAGGATGTGGCAGGGTGAGGACTGAGGTGGAATATTTCCCTACAGGAAAGATACCTGACTGGCAGCATGGATTTGCCACTGTACATTTTTACACAGTAAATAAACAGGTGTACTTTTTTGCAGAGCCACATCAGATCATTGATGGTATGTGCATGTACAATGGTGTACTTTATGATGGCAATAAATTAAAATAAATGAAAGCAAGTGAAACACAGATAGGCGGTGGCCATTATTCAAAATTTAAAATTCAGCCTACTGAGTTTATCTATGCTAACAATGTGCCATTCATTGAGGGTAATATCATCAAGTATGTGATGAGGCATAAAGATAAAAATGGGATTGAGGATTTAAAAAAAGCTAAACATTATATAGATCTATTAATACAGTTTGAATATGAAAATGCCTAAAAATTGGAACAAAATGACAGCAGCACAGCAGGAAATCTTACTGGTAAATAAGTACCAGGAATTGACAGCAGAGGTAGATGAAGTGAGGAAACTATTAGCTACTGTAAGAGGGGGGCAAAGAGTGACTATCCCTGAGATAGACAGACCTGATGAGGCAATCCTAAAAGATCCAGCATGATAGATTTTGTCCAGCATGTAAAAAATACATGCAAAACATTTGATGTGAAGTGTGAACTAAGAAACACAAAGTACCTGAAAATGGATGCTAGGAATAAGTGTGCAGGGTATTTTGATGAATCTGTGCCAGTGCTAGCATGTGCTATGAATAGACCTGATTCCCTTGAGATTCTAGTGCATGAATTTGCTCACTTTACACAATGGGCTGACAAATGTACTGCCTGGACAAATGCCATGGATGGTGAGGCTTATATTAAGTTTAATGACATGCTAGAGGGTAAAAAGGTACGGAATTTAAAAAAGTACATGGGGCTTTGCAGGGATCTAGAATTGGACAATGAGATCAGATCGGTGTCATTAATAAAAAAATTCAAGCTACCTATAGATAAAAAGCAATATATAAAAAAGGCTAATACCTACATTTATTTTTATAACTGGATGGTAATCAGCAAAAAGTGGTGTACTGAAAAGAACAGCCCATATCGGAATAAGAGGCTGATGGATGTGATGCCTAATCATTTTGACAATGATTACACAGTGCTGCCTAAGCATATAGAACAAATATTCAGAGAGGAAAAGATATAGTTTTTCATAGTGTGGTACGGCCTGCTGTTTCTACAGTGGGCTTTTTTTTTATAAAAAAATGGACAAATATTTGGTAGTATAACATTATTTACTATCTTTATGCCCTAAACAAATAAACTATGAAAAAAGAAAGCAAAACAAACCTGGAATCTGTCATTATTATTGTGGTATGCTTTATTGCATTAGCACTATTACAAGATGATTATTTTAGATAACCAAAACAAAAACACTATGATACAAGTCACCACATTAGAGAACAGACAGTTTTTTATTAGTGCATGGGGAATGAGCATGACTAGCCGAAGATCATACGATCCTGAATTTTGGATAGTAGTAGAGGATAAGGGTGCTACCTGCATTATTGCTGAAATCAAAAACGGCAAACCATCTGAGAATTTTAGAAAGGAATGGACTAGGGAGCAGGTGGAGAAACAACTACAAAGTCACCCATGCTATAAACATGTAGGGGGTTATCAAATTACTTTATAAACTAATAACCTATGGCAGAATTTATAAGACTGGCAGAGATGCCAAAAGGCAAAGCATTTAAGACATTATCTAAGACAGAACGAATGTACATTGATGACAATTGGCAATACGAAAACATTGAGAGGATGTCAAAAGTATTAAAAATTAAATACATGGATGTGGATGTGTACTGTAGGAAAATGGACTATCTGCCACCCAGGATAAACAAAGCAAAACCAAAACCAATTTCAAAAAGTGATACATTTGATGTAGAAACTTACAAACCGTTTAGTATATGACAAAAGAGGAATTTTTTAAGATCGTACCAGCAAAGCAATTTTTTACTAAATATTGCACAGGAATCACTAACTACTACCACAAATTGAGGGGATTTGATGGCAATAAAAAGCCTATTGATTTCACTATTGAGGAAAAAAAGCACATGAAAAAGTGTGCAGCAAAACTAGGCAAGGAATTGTCTAGTGTAGAATTCTAAAAAAAAGTATAAAAAAACTTTGGTAGTACAAAATGTTTTACTATCTTAGTGCTACAAAAACACACTACTATGAAACAATTATTTACAGTACTTGACTTTAACAGAGATCAAGACACGAACATTTTGACTGTGGATCTTGATTGTAACAGATGCCACATTCCACTAAACAGATTTGAAAAATGGCTTGACCGTACTGACAGGCTTGACTGGGTACATGACTGGTCAGATCACAATGGTGATCACTGCCAGGAAACAGGCAGATACAATATCAGCCAATATTGGGAAATGTCTGCAAAGCAAATCAATAAAGACATCTACGAATTTATTGTGATCCACTTTGTCAATCCATTTAAGGGCATCATTGATTCAATTAACGAAATAACATCAGAATATGAAAGAGGATAAACTGCCTACCTGGTGCGAATTAGTGCCACAGGAAAGACATCAATTACTGGGTGAGTTAGTAGATGCTATGATCTACAGCCCCATAGCAGTAATGAATGTACAATCAATGCTGAAAGGATTTAAGAAAGCTGGATATGTAAGATCTACTATATTACCTAATAATTTTGAAAACAATGAAAACAATTAAGACCATGACTACTCCAAACATTTACCAGGCAGTCAATGCTATCATGCAGGAAATTGAGGCTATTGCTAAAAGCAAAACCAATTCAATGCAGGGCTATAAGTTCAGAGGCATTGATGACATGTACAATGCTTTACAGCCATTATTTAAAAAGCATTCAGTATTCATCACTAGCAATGTGCTAGAAAGTAAAAGAGAGGAAAGACAGACAGCAAAAGGCGGTGTACTTATTTACACCATAGCTAAATGTCAATTCAAGTTTTTCACTACAGATGGATCATTTATCGAATCAGTACTTGAGGGTGAGGCAATGGATAGCGGAGATAAGTCTACAAATAAGGCCATGTCTACTGCTTTAAAATATGCCCTGATGCAGATGTTTCTGATTCCTACAGAGGAAAAGCTGGACACAGAATATGACACCCATGAGGTAGCACCTAAGCCAAAAGCTATGCAAAAGCCAGCTGAGTTATCTGAGATTGACATCTTAACTAGGAAAGCCTACACCAATGCTGATGATGTTTTGATGGTATTAGATACATGCGAAACAATTGGACAGTTAAATAGTCTGTATCACATGAATAGTAAGATAGTAGAGGAAAACAATATTAAGTCACACTTTACAACTAAAAAAGATGCAATCAGAAAAGCTAACTAAATTGGATGAAATAAAGGTGGGGGAAATTGCCCCCACTAAATTTGGCCTTGATCTAATGGCTGAGACAGTGGCAGAACAGGTCAGAGATGGCAATGTGAATGCACTAGATGCTGTGATCAGGTTAAATGCAATGGAAACCTTTGTTAAGATGGTAAAAGAGAAAATCAGCACTGATGTACTAGATGAATTGTACAAGCATCCAAAGCAAAAGGCTGAGATCAATGGTGTTTCAGTATCAGAGATGACCAGCATAAAGTATGACTACAGCCATCTACCTGGATGGTCAGAATTAGATCAGCAGATAGCTGAACTGACCGAAAAAAAGAAAGCTATTGAGGATCATGAGAAAACCTATAATAAAGGTGATCTACCTGTCAAATCTAGTACAGTGACATTCAAAATTCAAATTCCAAAATAAAAACCCAATAACATGGCAAATGACAAAATCCGTTTAGGAAACGGTAAAAAGAAAAATGAATCATGGCTTAAAGCATCTATCTGTATCAGTGATGCTATGCAGCATGCATTTGAGTACAATGGCAAAAAGTATGTAAAAGTAGACATCAATGTGTATGCAGAGCCTAATCAATACGGCAAAGATGTGGCTGTCACATTAGATACTTATAAGCCTGAGCAAAAAACTGGTGATGCACCTACAAAAAAATCTGCACCTAATACATCAGTACAGGATGCCGAAATCATTGATGGTGACCTACCATTTTAATTTAATAAGCCCAGTCTAATACACTGGGCTTTAATATGTTATAAATGAAACAATACGGACTTAAATGTGATCAGATAAGAGGAATAATTTATCTTTTTAAAAATGATAAGATGATCAGAGAAAAGGCCTTTTATAGTAAATGGCAAAGATCTGTACATCTAAATGAATTTATGGCTATATCAAAAGTAGGTACTGATGATTCATATTACATCACCATTAAACTAGACATCTAAATGTACGATTTTAAAACAAGTTTACCTGCCTATTTTGAGGCAATGACTAACATAAATGAAAAGCAAAAAAGAGTTTTGTATGCCATCCAGCATCTAGGTATCTGCAATGATCATCAGATCTCAGAGCATCTATCCTGGCCTATAAATAGGGTTACACCCAGGCGAGGTGAACTAATGGATGCAGGGCTAATAGAAACAGCATTTAGGGGGAAAGACTTTGAAACTGGTAGGACTGTCAATTTTTGGAAAGCTAGCCATATTGATTAAAAAATATTTTTTAGTTTCAGAATATTGATTCATATTTGAAAAACAATTCATTTAGATAGTGGATGATCTAAATGAGTTTATTAGGTGATTAAAAACCTGCCCCTTTGCGATCCACAGCACTGGGGCTTTTTTATTTTATTATGGCAAAAAGATTCACTGATACTGAAAAATGGAAAAAGCCTTTTATAAGGGGCTTACAAGCCCCATACAAGCTGCTTTGGCTTTACATCTGTGATGACTGTGATTATGCTGGAATTTGGCAGGTGGACATGGATGTAGCACAGATCAGAGTAGGCGAAAAATTAAACGAGCAAAAAGCACTAGAATTTTTTAGTGACAAAGTTATTCCTATTGATGGGGGATCAAAATGGTATATACCATCATTTGTTGAATTTCAATATCCATCAGGACTGAGTGCAAATAATAAGGCACATGTAGGAATCATAAAAATTTTGGAAAAATACAAAAATCAAATTGACCAGTCCAAGCCCCTTGCAAGCCCCTTAAATGGGGCTATGGATATGGATAAGGATAAGGATATGGTAATGGATAAGGAAATGGATAAGGATAAGGATAAGGTGAAAAAGCCAAAAATTGAAATCACCTACCCATTCACATCTGCCCAGTTCATGAGTTACTGGGAAATATGGAAAGACTACAAAGCCAAAGAACACAAATTCAAATTCAAGTCATCAGGATCTGAGCAAGCCAGTTTGAATGAACTGGTCAAGCTGGCAAATGGTATTGAGCAAAATGCCTGCCTGATCATACAGCAATCAATGGCAAAAGGATGGAAAGGATTTTTTGAACTAAAAACTGAAAACAATGGAACTACAAAAACACAACAAACAAGAGCTAGCCATATCACAGACCAACAATTACACGAGGCATTTGCTAAACGCTTTGGCGGTAGGTAGTACAGGTCAGGTTTACAATGAAATGTGCAGATGGAAAGAGAAAGGATCACCACTGCCTATGAAAGTGATTGAGAATATCCCAGTAAAGGACAGACTGCCTGGCTTAGTACAAACCTATGGTATTGACAAGGTATCAGCTATCCTGGCAAAAGCAATCCAAAAAACACTAGCCAATTTCAATTTAAGGGTGGGTATGAATGCTGACCAGGTGCTAGAACTATCCCTGCAACTGATTGACAGTGCAAATGAGGATCAGCTAGCATTTGAGGACATCATGCTGTTTTTGGATGGTATGGTAAAATTCAAGTATGGCAAAGTGTATGATCGTATGGATATGCCCACATTCTTTGAGATGCTAGAACAGTACAGGAATGAAAGACACCAGGAATACATGAGGTTTAAAGATGAGCAGAATTCACAGTACAAGGCATTTGGTGACAGCAACAGGATGAGTACTGATGTAGACAAAGATTCAATGAGAGATGCCATGAAAACCTACATGCAAAAAAATGTGGAAAAAAGTTAGTAAAATATTTTGTACTATCAAAAAGAGGAAACATATTTGAAACATCCTAATGAAATAACCTATGAAACATGGATCACTATTTAGTGGAATTGGTGGATTTGATTTAGCAGCAGAATGGATGGGCTGGGAAAACAAATTCCATTGCGAGTGGAATCCATTCGGACAAAAAGTATTAAAACATTATTGGCCAAACGCAAAATCCTATGAAGACATTACTAAAACAGATTTCACTATTCACAGAGGAAACATTGACATCCTCACTGGGGGATTCCCATGTCAGCCATATTCAGCAGCAGGTAAACGATTGGGGAAAGAGGATGAACGCCACCTGTGGCCACACATGCTTAGAGCAATATCAGAGATCCAACCATCCTGGGTTGTGGGCGAAAACGTTCGCGGACTTGTTAATTGGAACGATGGATTGGTATTCCACGAGGTGCAGTCTGACCTGGAAAATCAAGGCTATGAAGTACAGCCGTTTCTTATTCCAGCTGCAGGCATCAACGCACCACACCAAAGATATAGGGTCTGGTTTGTCGCTTACAATGATGCCTACACCAACTGCAATGGACTGTACAAATGCGACAGCAGCAATGAAGTCATCACAGGTGAAAGAGGGATCAATGCACAGTGTGACACTAACGAGGGCATTTGCAATGGGGATGCTACCAACGCCAGCAGCAAGGGATGTGAATGGAGCAGTAAATTCAGGGAAACGAATCACAAAAAATGGGAAGATTCAAAATTATGGGAAACAACTTCCAAACATAGTCCAGGATCTTGGTGGGAAACCTTCCCAACTGTCTCCCCAATTTGTATTGGAGATGATGGGATTTCCTACGGATTGGACAACATTGCCTTTTCAAAGTGGAGAAAAGAATCCATCAAAGCAGGTGGGAACGCAATAGTGCCACAGGTAGCATTGAATATTTTTAAAGCTATACAAGCATATGAGGATATTTTTTTGCCTATACACCAAAACAAAGTTTAAAAGTTTTGAAACCTATGAAAGAATTAACTGCATCACAAATTACAGCAACTGCAATAAAGATCCTGGAATCTAGATTCTGCTTTGTTTGGAGACAAAACAATCTTGCTGTAAGAGGTAGAACATTCACAGGTTTGAAAGGTGTGCCTGACATCATTGGCTACCAAAAGCACACAGGTATATCAGTATTCTGCGAGGTAAAAACTAAGACTGACAAAGTCAGCCAGTACCAAATTGATTTCATGAACAAGGCGAAAACATCAGGATGTCACTGCCTGATTGCTACAGATGTGGATGGTGAGGTAACACTAAAAGAATGGCCAAACTACTAACCTATGAATAAAGAAACCATCATCACACAAATGTACCTGGACAAAGACATCAGCCAGGCAATTGGGAAAATGCAGCCTGTAGAATTACAGGATGATCTAAGACAGGAAATTTTTTTAGTATTATGTGAGATGGACAATGATAGACTACTGGGGATGTGGAATAGTGGATACCTTAAATACTTTGTAGTCAGGACAATGCTGAATATGGCTAAGAGTGACAGATCTACCTTTTTTAATCAGTTTAGGAGATCATTTGCTGAGTACTGTGATAACTATGAGAAAGCAGATGAGGGGGCTGAAATACATGAGGAAATGGATAGCAAACTAAAACAATCAATGGGTGAGCTGCACTGGTATGAAAAAAATGTATTTGAACTTTATGCTGAGAATGGTAGAAACATTTTGAAACTTAGCAGAGATACGAAAATTCCCTATAGATCCCTATTTAAAACTGTAACAAAGGTAAAAAAGAAACTATCAAAAGCAGTGAGAAAAGAGGATAACCAACAAAAGAAACTTATAGGAAACTATATTCATGCAGGACTTGATGTAGTAATTGACATCAATAAAGAGACTGACATGGACACATTAATTGACATCATTGATGAGGTGAATGCATTTATCAGGGAAAAGGTTGAGGGCAGATCTAAGGATGATGTGTGTATTAAACAAATTGGTGGACTTAAAATAAAACAAGTAATATGATAAATTTACTACTTACAATTGTAGCATCAGCTTTATTCAGTTTCTATTTTATAGAGATGGCTAGATTGCACAAAAAATGGAAAATTGATTTTAGACCTTTTAACTGCCTGGTATGTTTACCTGCATGGATAGCTTTGGCACTTTATTGGCTACCATCTTATATCACTGAGATTTTGATTGTAATGATGGGGGCTGCAATTTTATCCGTATTAATTAACACTTTAATGAGAAAAGCAAATGAAACAGGAGCATATTGATTTTATAGAAAAAAACAAGATTAATTTTGAAACAGTAAAGCTGGGCTATACAAAAAACATAGATATTGAAATACTGAAAATGTATGAGCATATCTATCATTTGTACTTGAATCCTAGCTATGTATTGACATACTGGTGTGGTGACTGTGTGTTTGACATGTTAAAAAGATTGATGTTTTACTATGAGGGATTGCCAAAGCCAGGCACACCTGAACAAGAGGTGAAAACACCACCTGAATTAGTAAAGCCAAAACAAACGAAAGCAAAGAAAAAATAAACGTATTGCCCCAGTAATTAATCAATAAAAATTTAACAACAGGGGTGTTAGTTATGTTTCCTGATGGGCTGGGGCATTTTTTAAACTACAATTGAAAACCATGATAGCATTAAAAATATTAGTAGGTGTGATAGCATTGATAGGGATTACATTTATGTCTATTGTTACTATTTTATTTGCATGTGATGCTGGCGAATTAGATAAAAGTTAAACATGAGAATATTAGTAATCACACAGCAAAATAGTGGGGTAGGCTATCATAGATTGATGCTACCTATCTACTACATGGAAAAGGGGTTTGCATTTTTTACAGACACCATAAATGATGAAATCCTGAAAGAAAACTATGACCTGGTAGTAATCAATAGATTTATACCGAATTGTCATATTGATGACTTACTAGCTTATAGGGATAAATATGGGTTTAAAATAGTACTTGATATTGATGACTTTTGGCATTTAGATCCATGGCACATCCTCTATCATCAATACGATCCATTCCCTATTATAGAGCATATCAAAATTGCTGATCATGTGACATGTACCAATGGCACACTTAGAACAGAGATAAGCAAATACAATAAAAATGTAAGCATCCTACCTAATGCATTGCCATATGGCAAAGATCAGTTCACAGATGTACACACACCAGGTGAAAAAATTAGATTAGTTTATACTGGATCAATCACCCATGAAAAGGATGTGGCACTATTACGAAATCCATTTAAAAAGATATTAGGTGATAGGTTACTATCGGATCAATTGCATTTCACACTTTGTGGCTATGATCCTGCTAATGATTACAGCAAAATGGTGTGGCACAAAATGATCAGTGACTTTACAGTAGGACTTAAACTGCCAGGCAATGTGAAAAATGCTTTGCCTATCATGGAATACATGAATTTTTACAATGAGGCAGATGCATCAATAGTGCCATTGGTGGAAAGCAAGTTCAATGGAATGAAATCAAATCTTAAAATCTTAGAGGCTGCAGCTAAAAAAATACCAGTAATTGTGAGCAATGTAGATCCATATAAAGGCTGCCCCTATGCTATCAAGGTGTCAAATCAAACTGACTGGTACAAATCTATCAAAAAAATAGCTGTAGATGCTATTTATAGGAAAGAGATGGGAGAGGCAAACTATGAATGGTGTGCTAACAATTTCCATCTTGATAAGATAAATATTTTAAGGAAACAAATATATCAGAGTTTATGCCAGTAATTAAGTGTAGCAATGGGAAATGGAGAATAGGATCAGGGGGATGTGTTTATGATACCCAGGAAAAAGCTACTGAGGTATGGCAGGCTATTCTAGCTTCAAAGTCATTTGCTGCTGATTCATACAGTGACTATCCTGAGGC